TACATTTTATTTCTCTTACAAAAATAACTGATTTCCATCTATTTTAAGAACAAAAGCGCCGCAATTATAACAACTGCGGCGCTTTCTGTTTACAGGGTTAACGGGTTTCGGCTACAAACGGCAGAAACTGGGTTCAATACGGGTCCATACGCCGTTTTCAGGGTTGCGGCGACTGAAGTAGTAGTTGGTGGCATTGCGTTGCACCACGTTGGCTTCCTTGAACAGGCGCATGATGTCTGCGTACTCTTCATCGAACTTATCTTCCAGTTCGTAAAGCTTTGAAATGCTCTTGTAGTCCAGGTCGCCCATCTTGTTGCGCTCCAGCAGGGTCATGGCCATCTGATACATCGGATCATCAGAACCTTTCTCGCTGTTCTGCATGTAGCGCTTCAAATAGTCAATCAGACGGTCGGCTGCCATGTCGGCTCGCTCATCGAAGCCTTTCACCTTGTTGCTTTTCACCTCCAGGCGGAAGTCACCGTCCGTAATGGTGTAGCTGCGCTGTTCGTCGCTTTTCACCTGGCCGTATTCCTTCATCACCTTGGTAAAGGCATCGGCTTCTTTTTCCAGCCATCCGCGAAAGCCTTTGACATCCTCAACCAGTGAGGTAACTTTCGACTTCACGTCTTGCATAAACTCACCGCGTAATGCCTCGTAAGTTTCACGACGGGCGATGCGGTCCTCTTTCTCTTCTTGCTGCAGCTGGGCCATGAGGGCTGCTCGCTGTTCTTTACTCAGGGACTTGACGTCCACACTTTGATTGTTCTTTTCCATGTTTAAATCATTTTGAATGTTCATTACTTGTTTTTATTCCTCCTCGTTATCCTGCATTTCCGGTTCATCGTCTATCAGCATGGCCTCCCCATTGGCATACGCCCAGTCGGCCAGTTCGTTGAAAAACTCGGCTGCATCCTGGTTCTCCAGATCGGATGTCGTAAGGGTCACGTCTTTTCTGATGCGCTCAAGCGCTTCATGTGCTTTTTTATCCATATTGTTCTATTTATCGGTTAAACCTCCTTTTCGTTGGATAGCCCGCAGTTTGATGGCCAGTTGTTCCAGCTCCGCTGTACTAATCTGAACAAAGGGTTTGCCGGCTATCCGAGGGTTGTTGCAAAATGCGTTGATTCGGTCCCAATCGGTGGTGTCAATCCCCAACTGTTGCATCAGTTTCAGACATACGCTGCGTTTCCGCCGCAGTTCCTCGCGAAGTTTCTGTCTCCATTCATCCTGCCCGGTTAGTTTCTCCAAGGCGCTGCAGCAGGCTTCATATTCCTTGGAAGTCATTTCACGGAGGCTTTCCGTACGGTCCCACGTGTACTGCAGAACGATTTGCTTCTTTAGTCCTTCCCGGTCTCCTGTACAGGGCAGCTTGTTGAACAATGCGTAGAACCGGGCGAAATTGGTTACTTCCTGTGCCATAACTATTCGTCTATAAAATTAAACTCTCCATAAAGCAACATTACCGGTTCGTTAACCCCCATGACCCAAACACCTCTTGTACTACTTTCCCCGGCTGGAGCATCTATCACGTTGTGAATACTGTTTGGTGTCAGATTCTTAAATTGGGCACCAACAGCAGTACACCTTATCACTCTAATCTTTCCTTTTTTGACAAGTTTGGGACATGAATTGGCTTTATGTGCAAACTTCTCAGGAATATCAATTGTCCCTAAATGGTAAGAACGCCCCTCAATACCGCATTGACTACACTTGTATATGTCATAGTTTCCTTTACGACCTGAAATTGTAACGAGATTCTGCTTCTCCCATTTATGCCCGCCTTCTGATAAACTTTGGTGTATCATAGCCTTTAACTTTATTCAAACAATACTTTAATACCGCACGAACTGGCCACGTCAAGTTCCAGTTTGGCTCCCTTGCTCAGTTCCCAGTCCTTCAGCATATAGATATAGTCACAAGCCAGCAACAGGGCAATGTCGGCCCGCATGTGGGCTCTCCAATGAGCTTCATCCGGCAATCCGTTCCTGAAAGGGGTTACAGGGTCATAGCCTTGTGCCTTCAGTTCCTCCTCGGCACGGCTGAAGGCTTCCTTGCGCTCATTCATATCATAGTGCGCGATGGCTCCGCTGATGTACACTTTCCCGGCACCGGTCGCTTCACCGCGCTGATAAGCCTTGTGCCGTTCCCATCGTTCCGGAACGACCACACTGTAGTTGCACGATTGGCAGCAGCAGCCTTCTTCTTTCACCGGGAACGGATTGTATCCGTAGCCCTCATACTCTTTGCCGCAGATGCAGCACACTTTCTTTTCTTCTTTCTTTTCCATCACTTCAAATCTTTAATGTTTATTTGGCAGGACGGATGCCATACTTGAATATTCCGGGCAAACATCACATCCCTGGTTTCTATCACTACGTGTCCCTTTGTCTTGGCCCTGCGCAGACGGAGGTCACTTTGTATGTTACGCTCTACCCAATCGTCCACCACGGCCTCCGCTTCCTGTCCTTTCAGGAGTATCTGGTACAGCTTATTCTCCCATTCCATCATTTAAATAATCCTCCATATTATCGTCCTTCAATGTTTTGGCAGCACCTTCTTCCCATATCACGTAGGGCTCACCGGGCTTTTCCATAAAGCGGCTTTTGCACCAGGCTTTGAAACAGCTTACCATGATTTTCACATCGGCATCATATTCCACCTTGCGGGCGCTTCTACCTGCCGGATGAAGCCCCTCGGCATGGCTGATGAAGATAAACAGTTTCTTGGGATGACGTTCCTTGAACTCCTTGTAGGTTTTGTAGTTCAAGCCGCTGTATTGGAAGCTGTCGATAATCACGATTCCGGGGCTGCCTCTGCGCCGTAACCGTTCCTCCAATTGCTCCATCGGTTCCCGGTCAAGGATAATCAGCTTCTTTTTCACTTCACCCATCTTGTGCCGTTTCAGGCTCATCTGGAACGACAAACCGGTACTTTCTTCCAAACTGTCATAAATTACGCGTCCGAAGCTACACAGGTACTTGGCCAGCTGCATCACAAAGCTGCTCTTACCGTTTCCGCTGGCTCCCCAAATAATCCACACGCCGCTCTTGGCCGGGTTGCCTATCGAGGTTTGCCAGTCCCCGGAAAACTCGAACCGGGGAATCTTCATGTTCAGCACCTCACCGGGGCTGTAGGCTCTCTTCAGTTTCACGGCTATCTCCTTTCAATTCTTCAATAAGAGCATCAGCATAGTCCACAGCAAGTCCGGCAACTTGTTTTATAGACATTATACCTGATGAATTGCTTCTTACTACCGGAAGCATGCTTTTGGCAATTTCATATCTGCGCTGTTCCCAGTCTATCTCATTCGCTTTTCTCATCTCGCGATGGATACCGATAACAGCATCCCTTGCATTTCTATCTTGCTTATCATGCCTGCACCCTCCTTAATTTTTCGATTTCGGTATAAACGCGCCTCAAGCCGCCTCCAGTGCTGTGAACAATCTTGGCTATGTCAGCCCCGTCCGGGGCATTGATTTTGGCCACGATGGCAGCCTGTGCCTTCAGGAATTTTTCTCGTTCCTGTGCATCATCCGGGGTCACCTTGCTGTACGAATCTCCGTAACGGCTCAACATTTCGGTATAGCCTACCTTCTTTCCTTCGATGGCGCGGTTGATTTTTTCCTTCAGCCCGTCGGCACCCATCATATACCAGGCACAGCAGCGTTCGGTGGCATTCCACAGGGCCTTCAGTTCCAAAAAGGCTTCATACTGCAGGTCACCGGCTTCGTCCAGAATAATCAGGGGCGTATCAATCGTGCGCAGGTAGGCTACCAAGTCTTCATACACGTCGCTGTAGCGTCCGTTGCTGGTCACACCGAATTCCTTGGCAATGTAGCGTATCAGCTTCAACTTGGTCTTCACCTGGCTGCAGTCCACATATACGGCGTGCTTGTGCTGCTTCACGTAAGCTTTCGCTGTAAAGGTCTTGCCGATATTGGGCATATCGCACAGGATGGCGCTCAGCCCGCTTCCCTGGCACACTTCCAGCTGCTTGCTCACAAACACGTAGGTCGGGGTCTGGGCTGCCAGCCAGGGCATTTCTGTACGCAGTTGCACGCCCAGTCTTCGGGCTATGCCTACCCAGTTGGCATCACTGACCTGCTTTTCATAATTGCCCCGCTTGATGGCATTGTACACGCTGGGGGCTATGCCCAGTGCCGTGGCATGGCGGTTGTCACTGGGATAATTTTCACGGTCGGCGGCTATCGCTGCCACAATCCGTCCTTTTACTTCATTTGTTATTTCCATTTGAATGCTGTTTTAAGTTCGTTCTAACGTCGTTAATTATATCTTGGCTACTGCATCATGCTCGAAAGCACTGATGTCCATATAGGCTGAGTAATCTTCTTCCTCGGCTTGGATAGGAAGGGGAACGGCTTCCGCCTGTACCTCTGTTATCAGCTTCGCTTCCTCTTTGGCAAGGATGCCCACACGCTTGATTTTTCCGTCCTTCATCATCTTGTCGAACTGGGCTACATACTTGGATTGTTCGGTATAGGCTGCCTTGTCGTATTCGGTCTGTTCGGCTGTATTCTCATTGTAACGGGCTACGGCCTTGCAGGTGGCGATATATCGTCCGTTCTGGTAGATATATACCTCGTTGATGGTTCCGTCGGCATCGGGCAGATAATAGGCATCTACCTTGTAGTTTCTCGGCTCCAGCTTTTCGATGATTTCCGGGCTGGGCAGTCCGTATTGGTTGTACATCACCGTGCAGTAGGTGTTCTGCCGGATGGTTGTTTCGGTATGCTGCCCGATGAACCGGTAAAGAACGGCCTTGTCCCAAGGCGCAAGGTTCGGGTTCTGGTGGGCGCAAAGCACATCCCATCGGCTCATGCCAGGATAGCGTTTCTGGTTGGGGTGAGGCTGCGCGTTGAAGGTCTGGATGGCGCGTATATCATCGGCTACCAGTTCTTCATAGCTGTAGGTCTTCACCTTGTAGGTGTTGTTCTTTTCGTCATACACCTTCTCTTCCTTCGGACGGTTGGCTTCCAGCTTGGCATACCATCGTCCGATACCTACCTGAGTGCGTTTCTCCACACCATACTTCTTTTCGCGGTTCTTATGCTCGGCACGTTTTTCACGAGAGTTTCCGGGGTTACACCAGCGGATCAAGGGGAAAACGGTACCGGCTTGCATCAATCCGTCGGCAAAGTCGCTGACCAGGTGGTGTTCCACTTCCAGCTCGGCGGGGATATACATGCCGTTCCGGTCCAGGGTCTGGAACATGTTTCGCATGCAGTCCAAAAACAACTCGGTAGTCTTGTACCGGTTGTAGGCATATCCTACCACAGCGCCGCTCACCACATCGTAGGCATAATAGGCTTTCACACGGTTGCCATCCTTCATCGGGCGAGGCAGGTCGCGGTCATCAAGGCTCACCTTGCTCAATGAGAACTCACCGATGCTGCGCAGATGGTAGGGGCGGTAGGCGTTGTTGAAATCCCATTGGCTCATGTGAAGCTTGGCTCTAAGGGCTTTGTTTTTGGGGTTGTTCAGGTAGTTGGCTACCGTGGCCGGACTTAACACCAGCGGATTTCCATCCTTGTCGGTAAAGTCTGCCGGGTTCAACACCTCGCCGGTTTCGGGGTCATACAGTTCCAAATCACCTTGTACAAACATATTGTACTGCTCCCACACGGTGGTATTGAAGGGCTGCTCCGGCTGGGCATCGATGCTCAGCAGCAGGCGTTCAATGTCGTAGGTCACTTTCCGGCGGTTCTGGTTCATGAACTTGCGGCTGATAAGACTTTCATAGCCGTTGGCTTTAAAATCATTCACACGCTTCTTGAAGCGGTTAGAACTCACAGGCAAGGTGTGGCCGAACTCTGCTTGATAATAACTGATGGCTCCTGCCAGCTCACCCCAGTTCACCGGACCGGCCTTCATGGCCTTACGCATAAAGGTGGCATCCTCCATGGCACGCATCACAGCTTCAATCACCGAAGCGTTCACCGTATATTCCTGGATGTGTTCCGGCGGAAGGGCATCACCGTTGTCAAAGCGGAACCGGGTGTAGAATTCCCGGGCTTTCGCATCGATGTGGTAATGGCTGCCGAGCCAGTTTCTTATTACGTCTTCTTTCATATCTCCGTATTTTAGTTTTATCCTTTCCTGAAACCGTAGGGGCATGGTGGCTATTTCTACCAGTGCATAACTTCCAAGCCCCTTGCCGGGTCGCACTACGTTGATTTCTTTCCTGGCCGCCAGCTTCTTGTAATTGGGTACCGACATGATGGGAGCAAGTTCTTCCATGGAAAGCATGGAGGGATGATGTCCTCGCAGCGCACGGCTCTTGCTGTAGTCGGCCTTTCCGTCTTCCCGAATCACCGGGCGGTCATCGTAGGTCAAATCCTTGTATGATATGCACAATATCTTTCCATAATACTCCATTTCATTGCTGTTTATAAGGCAGCTGCCATCTGTTGGGTCTCGTGCTGCAGCTGCATGAAGTCTGATACAAACTCACATTGGTAGGTTTCGGTCCGTTTTCCGTCCACGTACACGTCCACATCGTTGGTCTTCCGGTGGACTACCAGTTTTACACGGGGACCGAAGGTGCAGGTCATGGTATGCTCACACTCCTCGAAGGTGGTTTCGCAGTTCGGAATGAAGTTCCCGTCAGTCAGTTTGCCGCCTCGCTTCAGGGCAAGAGTGCGTATCCGGCGCGCCTGATCGCTGTCACGGACAAAATTCAGTGCTTGCCACACAGCCTGACGGCTGCATCCGAATGTCTTCATCAAGAAGGTCTTGGTCTCGTTATCTGTCAAAATCTGCTTTCTCATATCGTCATACTTTTTAATCGTTATCGTTCGTTCAAAGGTTTTCAACGGCTTCCGCTATTTCCTAATCACCCGTCAGTATTTCATGAAGGCGTGTCCCTTTCTGCAGTTCTTCGACCAGCACCTGCATCGCTTCCTCACACACACAGCTCACATTCTCTATCACCCGGTAGGCATCCGAGTTGCTTATCTCATCCTCCGTCATGAATTGTCCAGCCAGCTCCATCGCCTGGTCGGCAATATTCTGCGTATGTGCCGTACTGCCTATCATCGTGCGCAACTTCTGTTTGAACAGTCTCTCTGCTGTTCTCGGATTGAAATTCTTTGCCATAACTCTAAATTTTAAAAGTTTATATCGTGGGGCGCGGGGAATCGAACCCCGGCGGCTTTCTACGCTTTCTTATTTCGCTTTCTCATTTTCTATTTACCAACTTTCCGGCCGTGCCTGCCGCCCCTGCCCGTCTTTCCGGGCTGCCAGTTATCCGGCAATCTATTTGCCTTGTTCTTCTATCATCGAAAGGACAACCTTT